TGAAAAGCGAGAAGCGATTGGTGATGGCGGCTCCTCGTGGGTTTGCGAAGTCCACGATTTCGAGTGTGATTTACCCGTTGTGGTTAGCTTTGATTGGCGATAAGCGAGAAATCTGCATTATTTCAGCATCTGAGACGTTAGCGGTCGAGATGATGCGTAAAGTGAAGCGGGAACTTGACGGAAATGCAAAGATTATCGAGTTTTTCGGGAAACAACGCACTGAGAAGTGGAGTGAATCACATTTTATTACTGCCTCTGGGGTTGCTTTTCGTGCTCGTGGCGCTGGGGGTCAGATTCGTGGTTTCCGTCCTGATTGTCTTATTCTCGATGACATTGAAACCGATGAATTGGTTGCTTCAGAGGAGCAAAGAAAGAAGTTAAAGGACTGGTTGTTTAAAGCGTGTTTGAACACGTTGATGCCTGACGGTCAATTTATCCTGATAGGCTCAATTATCCATCCTTTAAGTGTCTTAAGCGATTTGTTGTTGGTGGATAACGGTTGGACGAAGCGGAAGTACCAGGCTTATCACAAAGCGATACAGCAGGAGGGTCAGGAACTATGGGGAGCTTTATGGAATCATGGTCGTCTACAAGCCAGAAAGCGGGAGATTGGCTCCTTCGCCTTCTCAAGCGAGTATCTAAACGACCCGATTTCAGACGAGACAGCTCCCATCAAGCCAAATCAAATAAGATACTGGAAGGAGCTCCCTCAGCAGATAAGTTACGTCATCGCCGTAGACCCAGCGTACTCAGAAGACGAAAAAGCCGACTACAAAGTGGCAAGTCTCGTCGGCGTAGACCAGCAGGGGAATCATTACCTGGTAAGTTACATAAGAACCCACGCAGGTGTCGGGGAATTCTTCACAAGTATCGTAAATCTGTGGCTTGGAAACCGTGGCAAAGTTACAGCGGTTGGGATACCCAATAGCGGGACTGAGAAACAATTCTTTAAAGCGTTTGTTGACCATTGTAACAACAAGAAATTATATCCTCCGATTGTGGAGATGAAGAACTCGTTTCAGACCGCTTCAGGCGGTTCCGTTCGTCAGAAGAAATCACGGATTATCGCAAGTCTCCAGCCGTTATTCGAGGCTGGGAAATATTATATTAATTCAAGTCACATAGAAGCCCTGGATGAATTGCTTACGATTGGCAGTTCCAGATGGGATGACATTGTTGACTCTATGTGCTACGCCGAGCAGATTCTAACACCCGTGTTTGAGGACTTAGACCCGTCCCAAGACAACGCAAACTATCAAACACGAAAGACACCGAAAGACTATGGCTACTCCTATTAACGCAGCAACACCCAATGTGAGCTTGGACAGGTTCATGGCTCTTAGGAGCATGATGAACGGGGTGGCTCCGTCTGCGTTCAAGAGTGCTATTATGGATTTTCCTCGTCCACCGCTTACACAACCCCCAGCTCCAGAGGAGTTGAGGAGTAGGACGGAGACCATCCCCAATGACCCCTATGCGTCTTTGCCGCAGATTACTCCGATTGATGATTACCAGAGACCGCAGGAAGGGTATGACAACATCCCCTATGAGAAGCCCTTGAATGTGAATCCGATTATTCAGAACTTGCAGAAGATTTTGAAGTCGGAGCCAGAGGACATAACTCTTTATCGTGGTGAGGGAGGGAAGAACGAGTTTAGCGGAAAATCAACTTGGATTGGTGGAAAGAACTTTGCTACAGACAAAACAAGAGCTGAGGAGTTTGGTAGTGCGAAAGAGTTTAAACTCTCTAAAGACGCAAACATTCTAAAGATAGATACTCGTGGAAAAGAACTTTCTGCCCTAGCAGATGAACTTGGCGTTTCAGAGAATGATATGCTTTCCTCCAATCGCCTGAAAGAAAAACTTTCTGAAATGGGGTATGACGCAATCCAAACAACCGATTATTTGCCAAGCTCAAATAAATCTGTTACGGACTTTATAGTTCTAAATGAGTCTAAGTTATCCACAAAACCCCAAGCGAAGCAGGGTGGTGGGGGTTCCTCTTCGGGGAGTGGGGAGAGTTTGTGGCACGAAACAAACCAACTACAGTTGGGAACAACCAATAGTGATGTTACTGGTTTAAATGTTGCCACCGACAGAGATTTGGCTTTAGGTCAATCTGGCAAAGGAGTTCTTATTGAATTTAATAAGTCAAAACTTCTTGGAAGTGCTGGACAATTACAAGCGATTAGAAAAGCAGCAAACGATGTATTTGGGATAAAAGAGTTTAGGGTTCTTGGTGGGAGGGGTGACCCCTCTGCGGTTAAATCAATCACGATAAGCCCAACGGCACAAATACCAAAAGAAGACATGATTAGGGCAAAAAGATTGTTCCCTAATATTCAAAAACTTGAAGACGGAACAATAATTCTCACTAAAAAGGATTCATAACATGGCTAAATCAAAAAAGGAAAAGAAGTCAGTCGTAAACGAGCCTGATTCTCTTTTTTCGAGAATTGATAATAAGATTCAGGACTCGATAAACGACTCCTCTGTGTGGGGGGATAAGCAAAACAAGTGGTATAAGCTCCGCATGAGAATCAAGAAGGACAAGACTTTTCCGTTCGTGGGGTCTAGCAATATCCGTATGCCTACGGGTGAGACCAAGATTCGTAAGCAGAAGGCTGCTTTACATAACTCGGTGTTCGGGATTCGTCCAGTGGTGCAGGTTATCCCCAGCCCGAGCGGTTCGATGGACGTTGCTCAAAAGATTGAGAAGTTCCTAGACCATATCATCATGGACAAGATTAAGATGGATGTGAAGTCCGTCATCTCGATTGACCAGACGCTTGAGAAGGGTTTTTATCTTATGAAGCCCTACTGGAAGTACGAGACCATGAACAGGATTGAAGAGTTCGGGTTAGAGGATTTAAGCCAGGAGGAGACGATTGCGTTCTTCAGTCCTGAGACCCCTCGTGAGATGCTTCTCCAGTTCGCTGTTGAGAAGCTTGAGGTTGATATGCACGAGCGTGTCCAAGAAGACAACACCAAAGCTATTGAAAAAGCGATTGACGAGCTTCTGTCTGGAAAAGATTCTGTTAAGATTACGCTTGTTGATGTTATTTGTGATTATCCTGATGTTGCCTTAGCTAGCCCTGAGCGGGTGTATGTTCCTTCCGATTCTGGGTATGACCCGCAGGAATGTTCGTTTATTGTTCACGAGTTCTTTCTTCCGCTGAGGACGTTGCAGCAGAACGTCTACGGTAAAGGATGGGATGAATCCGCTGTAAACGAAATCACAGAGAAACAAGGTGTTGACACTCAGAAGCTTACGGATGTTTCAAAAGACCAAAGGGAGGGGATTGACCGATTGAACAATCCTTCCAAGCTAGTGAAAGTTTGGGAATATTATGGCTGGGAGGACATCAATGGAGACGGAGAAGATGAAAAAGCCCTCATTACCCTCGCCCCTGAGTTTTCCAAAACCTTACGCAAGATTACGCTCCCTTATGACAGCGGCAAATTTCCTTTTGTCAAACTGTTCTGGGAGCTTACAGACGACCGTTGGTTCGCACATCGTGGCATTATTGAAATCATCGAAGACCTCATCAAGGAAATCGACATCCAGCACATGCAGAAGCTGGACAACCAAACCATCCGAAACGCTCCCATGTTCGCATATCGAGCGGGAATGGTTAACCCGAATCTAGTACAGTTCACGCCTGGGCAGGGTATCCCTATCCACGGTATGAACCCCCTTGGCGATACCTTGGCGATTATGAATAACTCGAACTCGAATGTGGAGTTCAGCTACGACAAAGAAGAACAGATTCTCGAAGGAAAAGTTCAAGAGCTCATCGGGCAGGTAGATTTTACCCTTCAGAGCCAAATCAACAGGCGACAACCGAGGACATTGGGTGAGGTTGAACTCCAAAGCCAGAACCAACAAACCGTGTTCTCGCTTGACGCTTCGTTGGTACGAAATTCTTTCGAGCAAGTATTTAACTGGGTCTGGGATTTATGGAGCCAGTTCGGGGAAGACCAGTATGAGTTCGCCTACTTCGGCAAAGAAGGTTGGGAGAAGATTAAACTCACCCGTGAGGAGACTCAGGGGAAGTGGAAGATTACAGTTCGTGGCAATGACCAAAACACGAACCCCCAGGTGCAGATGCAGAAAGCGAACATGATTATGCAGATGAGCACGAATCCTATGGCGCTACAGACTGGCGTGATTAACCCACAGAACCTTGCGGAAGCCTACAAGCGTGCGTATCAGGAGATGGACATTCCTAACTGGGAGACCTTGGTGAACATGAAGCCCCAACCTCCTCAGCAGCCACAGCAACCTCTAATCGTTCCTAAGTTC